ATGAACCGCAAAGAGTTCGACGAACTGAAGAAACGCGTGACCCAGTTCCAGAACCTGGCGAACGCTATAAGCTGGAGCAATAGAACGAAATGGCCGGGCTACATCATCCAGGGGGACGATGGTCGGTATTGGACCTGCCGCCCGGTCGATTTTGAAAGGCTTATTAAAGCCGGTTACGAAGCGGCGCCGATTCTCTAAACGGGAGGAGCCATGAACTTTTATCAAGACCTTATAGTCAAAGCCACCGGCGCACACAAAACGGATGCGAAATATATCGAGGACATCATGCGGAACGATATCTTCCACTCCACGCTGGACTGGCAGTCGCGGGCGCAGCTTATGCGGGCCGCGAAACAAGCGATGGAACTGCTGGCCGCATATCGGGATGCCGGGTTATTGCCCCTTGCTTCCTAAAGGAGAATTATGAACATCACAATTAAAGTGGAAGCGAAGCTGGAGATGGGGCAGGGCGACATTTACGGAACAGCCTTGATGGGTTATATGCCGTCCGGAACCTACTACACAGACCTCGTGCGCGTGTTTGGCGAGCCGCAATCCGGCAGGTCTCCCGATGGGAAGATTCAGGTGGAATGGTTTGGCCGCATAAACGGCCTGGTCTTCACCATCTACGATTACAAGACCTGCATGATTCCGAAGGACAACATAGATTGGCATATCGGCGGCGACCATAAGCTGACCGCCGCGCTGGTTATCGCATATTTTAAGGAGGCGATGAAGCGGGGTGCCGCGCAATGAAAATTATAAGACGAGGCCGGTATTGGGCGGTCTATGAGGACGGCGGCGAACTGATATGCCTAGCTGTCTACAAGAAAGGTGCTCAGGAAATTGTCCGGCGGCTGGGGCAAGCCGCGAGGATTGAGAAACTCTGGGTGGTGACAAAACCCGATCATCAAAGCAGTCTTGGCGACATCCTGTTCGAAGCCAGCGCCGCGCGCCTTGCCGTAAACAACGGGCTCAAGGAAAATGAGATTCACGCGATTTACTCCAGACATGATGAGGCGGTTCAGGAAGCCGAGCGGATTTTGAGGCCTTATGAGAATCGTAAAGGATTATAACGACCTGGATAAACTGGAACTGATTGAAGGTCGAAAAGTTATCGTGCTGTATTCCAGGCTTATCCATCAGGTTATCAACGGTCAGTGGTCGGTGGTCGGCAGGTTGGATAAAGACGGACGAATTATATACGGAGGGCTATCCGATGAAAATCCCAAAAGATGATGTGCTGGACGCCTTGCTGACGGACTTGGTCGCGGATCAGGTCCGTCGGGCTCTCCAGCTGGGCTTCCGGCGTGACGAAGTTGAAGCGGCGGTCAGAGGCGGCGTCCACCACGGCGTTTGCGAGTTCAACCAGAGCCGGGCGGACGCCCGGGAGACGGCAAAGGTAATCGGGGCGATGCGCCCCAGGAGGCAAAGCCATGAAAGCAACTGAAGCGAAAGTGGGCGAGATGTATCTGTCCCGGACGGGTATCCCGGTCACGATGGTCGGGCCAAAAAATGGGAAGTTCCTCATCAAGCTGAAGACGACCGGCACGTTCACGATGGTGAACGGGGACTATGAACTAAAGCCTTATGAAGAGAAAGGGATCGGCAAGGACTCTAAGTTGCTCCTTAAGGTCAACGGCAAGGGTAAAACGGCGGGCAAGGCCAAAGCAAAGAAGGAAGGCTCACTGGCCGCCATAATAGACCCTTTCCTTCTGGCTGGCGGAAAAACGGTGGCTGAAATCACTGCGGAGTTGGCCAAGAAGGCCGGGGAAGCGGGCAAAGGGAAAGACCTTGCGGCGAACATTCGCGCCAGGATGGTGAGCTACACGCGCAAAGGCTGGCAGGTGGTTAAGGACGACAAGAAGAGGGTGAAAGTCGTCCAGAAGAAGGGATAACTTCATGGAGACATACGCGGAGAAGCTCAAAGCGGGTAAGGAAAGGATGCGGCAACTCTGTATTCAGGCGGCCCTGACCAATACACCGGCGACGGTCAGGGTCGTCCGCATCCGTAAGACGCTGTCAGGCAGGGCCTATAGCGCCGCAGAGATAGCGGTGCCGAGGCCGGTTACCCGGCGGGCCCTGCACATTTTCCTGCACGAGTGTGCCCATGTGGCTTTGGGGCATGTAAAGGCCGATAAAGCCGCCCAGTTTGGGCCCGCGTTGCCCCACGGCGGCCCCGGGTTAGCCCAGGCGGCCTCAGAGCCAAGGGGCAGGCGCAAACCACGCCATGTTGAGGAATACGATGCTGAGCAGTGGGCCTTTGACCGCATGCGGGAGTCTGGCATCCCCATACCCCGGAAATCGCTAAGGCGGGCCAAGAGCTATGTGGCTTACAAGATACGCCAAGCCCGGCGGCGCGGTGCCAAGGCGGTCGACCAGGAGGCTCAACGGTGGGCCGGGGGCGGGACGCCATGACCACGGATGCCGTGCTGGCCGGATTTATTCAGCACCTGCGGGTGGAACGAGGACTCTCCCCATGCACTTGGGCCAGCTACGGTTACCAGATTCGCGGATACCTGCGCTTCCTTGTGGGCCGGGGGCAGACCCCAGTCACAGCTACCCGCGATGATGTTATGGCATACCTGGAGGCCAGAAGGGATGCGCGGCTGGCAAGTAGTTCGCTCTTCGCGGCAGCCATAGCTATCCGGCAATTCCATCGCTTCCTGGCGGAACGGGGCCATGCCTCGACGGATCCTACCATCGGGATGAAGCTGCCCAAATTTAAGCAACGCCTGCCGGAGCCGTTAAGCGTCCCGGAGATGGCGCGGCTTCTTGATGCACCCATAGGCAGTAAATTTAACCATGTTCGAAATAAAGCGATGCTGGAACTCATGTATGCCACCGGCATGCGGGTTTCGGAACTGCTTGGGCTTACGGTGGAGCGAGTTGATTTAGAGGGTTGTTCTGCGCGTGTCTGCGGCAAAGGTGGCCGGGAGCGTATAGTCCCGTTCGGAAATAAGGCCAAGGAGGCCATTCTTTACTATCTGGGTGCCAGGAATCAACTACGGCCTATACCACATGCTGTCCTTTTTATGAATTCGCACGGCCAGGCGCTAAACAGGGGCACGTTTTGGTGGGAACTTAGGCGAATGGCCAAGAAGGCCGGGCTAAAGGACAGAATCACCCCGCATCAAATACGACATAGCTCTGCGACGCATTTGCTGGCGGGTGGTGCGGACATCCGCGTCCTGCAGGAATTTATGGGGCATAGTTCTATAATGACCACGCAACGCTATGCTCATGTCGCATCAGAATTGCTAAAAGAGACCTGCGGTAAAGCCCATCCACGATTTTGAATCTAAAATAGGCATTTTCATCACGACAGTATGGTGTCGGGATGGCCTGCTATACTGTATCCAGAAACATGCATGTAGAGTGCCGTATGGTATCTGTGCTGTCTGCCGAGAGGACCGCAGTGATTTCAGACTTGATGTCGGTGATGTTAGGTGTTTTTAATTGATTTCTCATTGTAATCGTGGCAGTGGTCTCATTAATTTTGTAGGATATTCCCTAGGGAAGATGCCTACACATTCAGAAATGTTAAGTCTTGAGGGCCTGGGCGTTTACACAACTGCCCAGCTTTCAGAAGTCCTTGGATATACCATTCAGCACACGCGATGGCTTATTCGAACGAATAGGCTGAATGCCATCAAAGTGGGAAGGGACTGGATTATTCAGCGATCTGATGCTGCCGCCTATGTCGCTGCCAAAGAGCGCAATCAGGCAACTATAACGACTAAGAGAGGGACATGACTACAACTACCGTTCGTCCAATGCCTAAAATTCGGGTTAAACGAGAGGCCTTAATCACCAATCCTAGCCCTATTCCTAGTGTGGGAACTGCGAAAAATATTTTGCAGCAGAAAGATGAAAAAATTAAAGGCAAGGTTCATCCAAGAAATCCGTTGAATGATTTGACCTCAACAGAGTGGATTCCAGAAACCGTTTCTGTTTGGAATCAAAAAGGGCTTGGTGCAAGTCATGCGGAAGCCCAGATTGAACGTCAGCACCCGGCACCGTTTTCGTTCACAGATGTTGCACGGCTGATTAGGTTTTTTACAAAGAAAGGGCAGATTGTTCTTGATCCCTTTGTTGGTGTGGGATCAACACTGAAGGCGTGTGCTCTTGAAAAACGCCAGGGGATTGGTTTTGAGTTAAATTCTCGATATGTCGACTTAGCAAAGAAGAGGCTTAGAACTGAAGTTACGGATGAAATAGCGGTGAAACAACAGCGTGTCCTCAGGGGTGATGCTCGCAGGCTTGTGGCAGCCTTGCCTGAGAATAGTATTGATTTTGTAGTCACGAGTCCGCCCTATGCCGCGATTCTTCACAAAGAGGATCACAAGGTTAAGCAGGAGCGAACCGCTAAGGGGCTAGATACTCGTTATAGTGACAGTAAACTGGATTTTGGCAACATTAAGGACTATTCGACATTCCTGGGTGAGCTCGCTGAAATGCTTGGAGATTGTGCGAAGGCGCTCAAACCCAAAAAGTACATGGCCATTATAGTTGGCGACTTCAGAGAAAAATCGAAATATGTGATGTTTCATGCTGACTTGGCCCATATGCTTGAGAAATATTCGCTGGGACTTCGTGGCATCACTGTGCTATATCAGAGGCACAAGCGGGTTTTTCCTTACGGTTATCCGTATGCTTATGTTCCGAATATGCACCATCAATTTATCCTAATATTGCAGAATGAAAAATCTGAATAAAACAATCCGTAGTGGTATAGTTGTCGGAGATTGTATCAAGGAGCTGCAGAAGCTTCCGGATGCATGTACTGCCCTAATTATTGCCGACCCGCCATATAATCTGAACAAAAACTTTGGGCCTTGGAAAGAGTCGGACCATCGGCATGAGTGGTTGGACTGGTCTAAGACCTGGCTCGCAGAGTGCAAGAGGGTATTGCGACCAGGTGGGAATATTTTTGTCTACGGTATCCACCATTACATTTGTTGGATTCAGTGTGCTCTGTATGAACTGGGGTTGGACTATCGGCGGCTCATTATTTGGAATTATGAGAATGGTTTTGCAGGATATGTTCGCAGCCTATCTGCTCATTATGAGCCATTGCTATGGTTTTCAGCGGGATCGAATTATACGTTTCATCCAATACGGGAGCCGTACAAAAGTCAGGAACGTTTGAAGTATAAAATTACAAAGAACGGAAAATCATGGCAGCCGAATCCAGAGGGTAGGCTTGCTGGTGATATATGGCGATTCCCCACACTAGCGGGTAGGCGTTTTCGGGATGAGAAGGTTGCTCACCCTACGCAGAAACCACTCTCAATATCCTTTAGGATTGTGAAACACTTTTCTAATCCAGGGGATCTGGTGGTTGTTCCGTTTGCTGGCAGCGGAACTGAGTGTGTCGCAGCGAAATTATTACACAGGAAATATCTTGGATTTGAGCTGAATCCAACGTATGTGGATATTGCCAGAAAGCGTATTCAGACCGCAAGCCTGCCGCCAGTATTGGAAACTACTTCGCTGCGTTGATCCAGCCTCGGTATCCCTTCCCCTCAAGCAGTTTGCGTCCTAATGCTATTTCAAGTCCTTCTTCGATGGAGTAGCTGTCACAATCTGCATAAAAATCAGCCTTCCCAAGGGTCAGTTTGCGTTTTTCCCAGAGCAACAGGAGTAGTGCCCCAACTGTAATCGACTGGATTTTGATGCCTATAATATCACGAACGTCCTTGATTACACGCCAATACTCGGATCGGGTATTGGGAAATGACAACGTCACGATAAGAGGGGTAATGCATTTGAGATTGGCATCGTGGCGAGACACCAAAACGGCGCAGTTATCAAGGATATTCCGTGGAGCATCCAGAGTTGCTCCTTCGGAAAACTCGACCTCTGCTGTCCCAAGGTGAGACGCAACAAAAAGGGCATCCATACGTATATTCGTATCACCATGTCGCCGCATCTCCCATTCAATCCCAAGTGCCCGCATTATATTCCGGACTAAAAGGTTGGGGAACTGAGTTGATGTGCCACGGGAGGGGGATGCTATTCTTCGGTAAATTGTGTTTAAAAAGGTTTCTCCGTTCTTAATAATCGTCCCAGTTACGGGCGCAAGAGCGAAGGCTCTCGAAATCATGTCTGTATGCGATTGTGTGACGGGAGCTTCACTGGAAATAAATCCCGAGTTAGGCTTGTCGTTAACTACAGCACCTTTCGACGTTAGTGTAATTGCCGATACCGGGCATCGCAAAACACAAAGTCCACATGAAATACATGCTGCAGAATTAACGTGGGGAGCCCCGGATGAATCTGGCTGGGTGATGGCGTTTGCTGGGCAAACGTCTGGATTCGTATCACCAGGGAATTTGGAGAGAGACTTATGAGTGTAATCTTGTTTTTGATAGTGTATGCAGGGGGTGTTTGGGCAGTGAATGCAGGCCCCAACACATTCGATCCCGCTTTTAAACTTAATGCGTGTAGGTGAGCCCAGCCCGCAATGGGTTACTGATAACGGGGCACTAATAATGTCCCGTCTTTTTACAATTGAAGATGTGCGTTTAAGAATTTTCAATTTCTAATATTCCTCGAAGATGAAATATAGTGTCTCTCGTCAGAGTGCGTCCGCAAAGGATTCTTGTGGCCGCCAAGTGAATAAGTGATCTAAAATCGATAACACCAATCGAAATCTTATAGGTCGAGTATATGTCGGAGATTAGAGATGATACCTCTGAACGATTATTCGGTGGGTGGTAGCCGACGGCGAGGCTGGTAGTGGAAGCCGTGCTCGGAGCATAGTGGCGAGACATTAGGACAATTTTGTTTTCAAGAGCTTGACGAACTCCTTTGACAGACAAAAACTCCTCTTCGCCAGGGGATTTTATTTCAATAGGTACAGAGTCTCGTTCGTCACAAATTAACGCGTCCATGCGCTGGTAATTGACTCCAACCCGAGAGCAATTACAATCGAAGTCGAGACACTTAAACAAATCCGCGACAGCTGGGTAGAATGTATGCTTGCCCGCACTTTGAAACGAATCAAAGACGGCATCTACCGTTTTTAATAGATCTTTCTTTTGCCCAATCGTGCGAATCATCGTGGCAATGGATGAATCGTTCGTGCCGGATTTGCTTGTGGATGCGGTTAATTTAACACGAGCCGTGAGAGTAGGTCGTGGCATGGGGGTTGCGGTATTTGACGCACCTTTTTCGATGCCAGGGCTTCGTGTTGATGGCTTGCTTTGCTGTGGAAATGCTTTCGCGAGAAGAACGGGATCACATTCTTGAAAAGGGGAGAATAGAATGCCTTTTGAATCCCTAATCTTTAGTCTCGCTAGGAGGGGGCCGCATGTGGTTGTTAAAGATGTCGTGCTATCTTCAATGCCCTCAACTGAAAATCCTGCAAGAACCATCATTTGGTAAAAAGCCAGCTTAATAAAAGCAATGACTTGGCCTTCTGAAACCCCAGTTAGATTGTCATTTCGAATATCTGTTGCTGAGCGAACTCTGTCGGCTATGGCAATCCCGGCTGAGGTAAGAACATATTCCACGCCCCTCCCTTCGCGTGAAGGAATCGCCCATCCAGCCCATCGTAGTAATCCAAGAGGGAAGCGTGTGTAGTTCTGCAGAGTGTTCAGTTGGATGCCAATATCATCTGCGAATTTGTTGACCGCATTGTCGACCTCACTATCTTTTCTAAGGCGTCTTATATGGGCGATAGATTTGGCGACTTCCTTTTTATCTTGATCATCTTTTAATTGAAGTGGTCCGAGTATAATCTCATCACGAGATATTCTGCCATCTAGCTCGCGAGCCATGAGTAGGATTGTGGCGATAGGTCGCACACGATGATCTCCTTTCACTTCCACGTGCGGATTCGGATAGCTGATGCGAAGCAAACACTCTTTAATTAAATCGTCTGGAATACCTTGATCTAGTGCTATGTGTGCACCTAAGAAGGTAAACGTGAATTCTTGTCGTCCATCTTGGGCGCTATGTATCCATCCCAGAATGCGGAATAGTTCCGAGTACATCTTAGACTGATTAAAAAGGGGGTCTCTGCTTCTATCTTCTCGAGTGCTGCGACGTAGTGCCTCACTCCCTATGTGTCCAGATGATGTCGCCAGGTTGCTTTTCACTAGTGCATTAGACATATCATCTAAGGAAAAACTACCCCTTGCGTTAAGGGATAAGAATAAAGCCTTGAAAATACGGACAAATGCCGCGATATCTGAACCCGGGTTGGGAAAACGAAGCATAATTTAAGTTTATCATTTTTGATTCGGGACAGACATCTTAGCGCTTAGTAATGATTGCTCCTTTTAGAGGTTGGTCTGTATGCCGACTGCAATCTGTGGGGTGCCGTGCCAATTAAGTCCAGCAAGCCCGACAACTTCAATATTGTGAAATGGAGTAATATCGTCAATATGACGCGAAAACCCAATCCCGCCGAACTGTGGCGTTATTCCAACCGAGAGGCTGTATCGCCGCCAGTATACCCATTTAAAGTCGACCATTGGCAGTAGTAAGCCAGAGTAAACCACTCCTCCGCCCAACCGACTTGTAAATCCCCGGTCCTTAATCATGACTTCAGCGGGCTTATTCGGCTGTTCCACCTTGCTTACTACTTCAACATGCCCTTCGGGCGGCAGATAGCGGTCCCGATATGCGACCTTGGTTGGTCCCTCTCTCCATTTTGTCATAATGCGATCCCGGTATATTGTAACCGTCTGTTTCGTGTCCGGTGGTAGTCCCTCAATCTTGGTGACAAGTTGTTCTGCCCTGCCGGTTTCTTGCCGAAGCTGCCAATACAAGACTGCCACGAGCAGGGCCAGCAAGATAATAGCGGCCTCATGCGGTCGCCGGATAATGAACCCGATAAGTTTAGTCAGAAGCGCCATTGTCGTCTCCTATGGGCGGCTTGTGGTTCCCATTGCCGTTCCCGTTTTTAACTTTCTCGTAGGTTTTGGTTAAGACATAGCCAGTGAAGATAACCGATACCACGCCTCCGGTTACTGTTACCACCGTGGTGATAGCGTCCGGGTGGTAAAGCACTGTCCAGACGCAAATCCAGGCATAGAGGGCCATGTAGACGTAGTTCCAGAGAGTCCTGAGCGACTTTAAATCCCGTATCAGATTCTGCGCGAAATCGCTTTTAAGGGTCTTTCGTGCAAATGAGAGGGTGAGTCGCCGTATTCTATCCATCAGAGTTCACTCCGGAAAAGTTCCATGTCCCAGCATTTGCCAGGGCAGGTCTTTTGTCTGGGTACTCCAAGCCGGTCAAACACCTCTCGGTGGCCGATTATATGGCTTGCCGGGATGTGGAATGCTTCCATAAAGGTGCGCGTAAGCCGCAGGTTAAACTCCCAGTGTTCCGGCTTGGGGGGAGAATTGTCAAAATCGCCCACTGCGCATAGGCCCAGGTATTCCGTATTGTAAAGATTGGAGGCGTTTTTAACCCCGGCGTGTGCTCCTATCTGGCTAAGTGGGCGGCCCCAGTTGAATACAACCTGGCCGTTTACCCATTCTGTCCCGCCGTGATAGCCAATATCAGACCAAGGCGTCTGAAATGATTTTCCGATCCTGGCATCCAGCCGCCTTTTGTATTCGGCTGCGGATACAATATCGCCATCGATGCGATATGACATGTGATAACGCCGTATCGCATCCCAGTCTCGCATTACTCCATCCGGGCTGGCCGAGTGATGCCAGACTATGCCTGACCAATTTCGGAACCGGGGCACGGCTATGTCCAATGTCAGTTTTGGTTTGTCCATTTTATCCTCCACTACCAACAAACGGTATTTTTTCCGATTTTGACACACTTATATTTCAGTTACTTCGGCCTCAATGGTGTGCCCGGCTGGTTTGAATACATCGGTATAGGCATACGGTAGGGCTTCTATCTTCCAGCCAACGTCGAACAGTTCTCGTGGCCTGGCATTTGGCTCCGGCCAGAATGTGACAAGCGGGTTCTGCCTGAATAACAACTCGACAGCATCTTTCGAGGCCGGGTCGGCCAGCGTTAGTCGCCACCGGCTTGCATATTTATTCTTGCCGCGATAGGCGATGAGCTTGCCGCCCAAGGTCCGGAAGCTGCCAGATTCAAAAAGCTCGCGTTGCGGTGAATATGACTCAAAATTAGGCAACGCAAGGAGTATCTGCCCGCAGTACAACTCGCCGATCTTCTTGTTCTGGTTGGCCGTCTTTGTGGTCTTTACCTCCAGCTGGATGACCGGGGTGGATAGCGCATTGAACGGAATTATCACGTCGTCGTCCAGTATCTCGCCGTCAAACAGTGTCGTGCTCCCGGAATAGACTCGCAGCCCTTTAATATTGGCGTTGCGCATGATGATGCAGTTTACATTGCGCAGTTCATTACCGCCGCCAGGCCCGAGAAATGTGACCTGTAGTGTTACAGGCGTCGAGTCTGATGCGTTTAGCGAAGTCCATTGTGTGTCCACATCGCCGTCAATGAGCTTTTTGGTATTGGCTGTTTCGCTTAACCCTTCCTCGCTGGAGGTGACCATAGCCAGCCCCGGTCCTGTCTCGTCTATGGACAGGATTATCGGCTGGTCATCCTCAACAGCGGCCATAGTCGAGGTAAAGTCAAACGAGTTTAGTGTCGGCCCTGGACTGGCCTTGATGAACTCAAGCTGGGTTTCGAATATCGTGGCCTGCGGCAAGGTCAACTGTCCCGTTTCCTTGCTGCCATTTGTGGTCGTCGCTATCGACTCGCCAAAGGACTGCGCCTGCACTTCTTCAAGGCTGTTGCCTGCTCGCACGCGCACGTTTATCTTACTGCCTGGCGCAGGCAGGGTTCGGTCCAGCGTGAATCCGCTTACCCTATGCTTCTGCGCGAAAGTATGCCGCAGCGTAACGTGCCCGGAGTCTGCCTCCACCGGAGTGCCGGACAGCTTGAAATAATCGAACCGGAAGCGTGAGGCATACATCTGGTCGGAATTGCCGATATCGAGGAATCGGCTGCCCGATAGGGTTCTGACAATCGGCGAGTCCGTTGTCTCAAGAACGACCTGCGCCGGATCGTCATTTTTGATGACCTTCATCCTTATCGTCCCCAGCGGGCCCTGCGTGACGTATAGGGTAAAGGCCATGCTTATCGTATTGACGGGGAATAGCACGGTGGGGGAGGCGCGGTTAAAAGTTACCCAGGCCGAGCCGTTCCAGGTGTATTCCTGCCCGCCTGCGGCGACGACCACCGGCGTAAAGGAAACCGTGCTGTTGCCCGGCGATGTCGAGACAAGCAACTCCCATAGCAGGATGGCGTTTTTGTTCGCTATGGGCAGCGTTGACGGTATTGGGTTCGCCTGTAAGATGCCGAAGCCCCACTTGGCCGTGCTTGGCGTGGCAGCCGCACCGTAGCGGTTGAACAGGAACCGTGTTTCACACTCCATTGAGTTTAGCGCCGAGTTCCGTATGGTCTCGATATTTTTGGGGGATGTCTCCGACGTGTAGTCGAAGTCAAGGTAACCGCCTGCCTCTGGTGGGTCCGCTGTGCCGGGCGGGGACGTGCCCCATAGCTGGAAGTGGAAATCTATCAGGTCTTTCAGGTCCATCCCTACCACTTCCCAGATGTAATTCCATGAGCCAGAGCTATAAAAGCTCGGCCTGCCAGAGCTGTAAGGGCTTAATGGACTGCTCATCTGCGCGCCCCATTGGATGACATTCGGATAAGTATGTGACGCCCAGGTGGCCCGCAGGACGATGGCATAAGGGATATTCGCCTGCAGCGCGACTGGTGTAGAGAACGTGAACGTCACTGCACCCTCGGTCGTGGGGACGGTGGAGGCGGCAACCGACTGCGAGGTCCCGAGTATGGTGGAGGTCGGCAGTGAATAAGCCGTGGCGGTGCGTATCTCTACCATGAGATTCTCGCCGGAGACGAATGTGCCGAATCTACGCAGGGGCAGGGTCACCTTGGTCACGTTCTTGGCGCGCGCATAAGTGAACGCCTGCGCGTGCGAAATGCCGTTTATCTCAAAGAAGCGGTTAAGCACCCCGACATTAAAAAGCTGTTCGAATACGGCTTCGGTCTGCGGCACTTCCTTCCAAAGTGGGTCCTTGACGCCGTCGTTGAAATCGTCGGCTGTCATAAGCGGATAGGTCATGGCCAGTTTTATAGGCATGGCGGAAACGTCAATATTGGCGTTCTCGACATTTGCCTGGAACTGGCCTGCGCTATTGAATATGCGTTTGACGGACACTTTATACCTCCAGTAAATCCAGCTCGGTTCTGAACTCCATCAGGTCATGCGCTATGCCGAGCACTCGCGCGTCGAAAGTCTGTCCTATGCGCCGGGGCTCGGGTACGCTGAAAGTCACGCGATCCCCCAGCTCAAGCTCGGGCATAAAGCGTGCGGTAAGCGTTACCCGGCGTTTGGGTTCCTTGTAACGGCTGAAATAGCGCTTTGCCATGACCGAGGCCAGGTCCACATCGGTCTGATAGGTCAGGCTGCCTCCGCCGATGGCCAGCGGCCTTACGCCGAAGCGCTGGCTGGAAGTCGGCGCGGCCTCGCCTTCGGTGGCGGAATCAGCTGTTTTAACGAATTGCCCGAAGCTGGCCCGGATGCTGTTGTTAACCCTGTCCCAGCCAGGCGAGATGCTTTGCACCTTCTCGATATTGGTGCCGTCCAGCGTCAACACGGGCGTCGCGCCCGCCGCCTTGTTCCTGAAGAAAAACCTGCCGTTTCCATCCATTCCTATCTCGAAGTCGGCCAGCCATGCCAGCTCTTTGATGACCGCCAGCACCGACCGGCTGGCGAAATTAGCCATTGAGACCAGCACGTTCCGGGTGGTGAGCGTGATAACGCTGAGGCGATGGACCGGAGGAATTATGCCGGAGGTGTTCATAAGCGTTATAAACGCCATCCTGGCGGGCAGTGGGAAGCCCATTGAGACCGCAAATTCGTCGGAGATTATCGTGTCGCCCGGGCCGATAGCCCTGTGGAAGCTAAAACCGGACATGCTGGCAGCCTCGGCCGCCGTGAACCGCTGGATGGTTCCGTTATTTGCCTCTGTGACCGCTTTCCAGGTATCCCAGGACACTATCCCGGAACCGCCGTCTATAAGCGGCGATTCCGCTATGGCGGGCAGCCAGAGCCGCTTTATGCCGTAAGGCAGGGATTCCAGCGTGTCAGTAAGTGCGATCCTGACCTTGATGTATCTGGGGGACTGGACGTTCGTCCAGTTGCCGACGTTTCCGCCATTGGATACGGCGGTCTCGGCCGAGTAGCTGTAATCGTCCGCGCTCCATGAATAGTAGAACTGCGCGCCGGATGCGGCTCCCTGCAGTTCTGCGAAGAATGGCCCCAGCGTGTTTATCAACGAGAAAGTCGTCAGCCCGGCCAACTGCACGCCATAATCGACCTTTAGGGTCAACACGCCGGTTGCGGGCGTTGGATTTACGCCGTTAAAGCGCAGGAAATCGATATGGAACGTGTTCGAGCCGCTGGACTGCAGCCGGATGCCAGCCGAGCCGCTTGAAAACGCGCCCAGCGTTCCGGACAAAACCTGCGTGCCGTCTACGAACAGTGCCCATGTGCCGGAGGATACGCTTGCCAGCGTAAGCGCCAGGCGGAACGTGTGGAATTGTGTCAGATCGACGGAATACTGCGAACTGGCGCTGGCCGAACGCACGCGCACGCGGTTCAAATTGAGAAACTCTATCTGCGCGCCGAGATATGGCGAGGCCGGTACCATGGTGACGAGCGTTACCGTGCCGCTCAGTGAGCTGAACCGTATGCGGGCGCAGACGCAGCGGGACAGTGTAAATTCCTCGGCGGTGTTCTGCAGCACATAATCCGAGCCGCCCGGATGCGTAACGGTTCTCACGCTGCCGGATAAGGTCGCCGTGGTGCCGGAGGGGAGAAACTCAAACCACGGGAACGCACCATTGCCTTCGACTATCCATTTCTCCTGTGCGGGTTCATAGTCGGCCTCGTACTGCGCGGTCCAGCGCGGGTGGATACCGTTGGCTATGCGGTAAAAATTAATGCGGCTGCTGCTGAGCGCCGCCTGCCATTTAGCAGCCGTGTCGTATGGGTCTATCGTAAGCTGCCCGTCGCCTTCGGGCGGGTCGGCTTCCGGTGTGATGACCGCCCGGCGCAGGCTGTAAGGCGTGAAATCACCTATACAGGTGTGCAGCAGTTCCCGCTGGGCAGGCGGCTCGAAGTTCACGGTCTCAACCGACAGCTTCTGCACCTGCGGGACGCTGTTCAGCAGGTCGTTTACAATATCGTGTATCTGCCGGTCGCGTTTCCATGCGATATAGTCTGCCCGCACCTCTGCGCCCGAGGCCGGTTGGATGGCGTCAAAGCTTAGTTTTGCCTTCTTCTGCGGGTCGTTGAGGTTCGCTGCCGTCCATCTGGTGCCCGGCCTCAACGCCGTACCGCCTTCCCGTACTTCTTTAACCACTCCGGCCGGAGTCTGGGCTAGTTCGAATTCCGATTGCAGGCCGTCGCCTATGCCGAGCAGCTCGTTTGAAATCGGAATTGCCGCCTTGTCGGCATCAGCATCCTCGAGTAACTGGTCTATTGATTGCACCTCCAGTTGCAGTTTAGGCGCACCAGAATCCTCAACCGCGTCCTCAATAACACCGGTAAAGACCGAAAAGACCTCGTCTGCCCCGACTACTTTGAGGCCAAGCGATATCCTAAGCTGCGACCGATAGCGCAGGAATCCTGCGAACCGGCCTGTTGAGCCATCCTCCCACAGGCGGTTGGAATTATTGACCTCAATACGGATATTGGAGGCCTTGTATTCGTTCAGCGCGTCGGTATCCAGCTTCCAGGATAGCCTGTCCAGCCGGACGATCTCGGCGGTCACGTCTATGGGCGTGCTCTCCCAGCCCGAGCCGTCGGCCAGCCTTCTATAAAGCTCCACCTTCCTGACCGGGTAGATCAGGTTTGACGACTGCGCCGCTTTGTATGCCTGTGAGACTGTTTTCATACTGATTCCCGCGATAATCGTCCCTGCTTGGCCAGGATAGACTTAACCAACTCCGCGCCCTCTGCCGCGCCGGAACGCGTGGCCTCCGATATCCGGCGCATTAATTGCCGGACCTGCTCATCGCCCATGCCGGAGATCGTTATATTGTTATGCTGCGTGACCGAGACGCTTATGCCTCCGCCATAATTCCCCAACTGGTTAAGCGGTATGACTGCCTCCGGCCCGCTTTCTGCGATGGTAGCCAGGACAGGCTTTGTGACTATTGCGCCTTCAGCGAAACCGAAAATCTTCTTCAAGCCTTTAGATACAGATGGCGCGACAGCCATGAACCCAGCAGCTAAAAGCCCGCCACCCATTCCGCCTGCTGCGCTTCCTGACGAGACTGCGGAATCTGCCAGAGCCCGCTCAACAGCGACGCGGGTGAATGTTTCGATTGCTGTCCTTAAGACCGTATTCATGACGGCTTTCCAGGCTTCTTCGAAGCTCTTGCCCTCCATGATCATGTCAGCTACCGCACCTGAAAACGAGGAGGCAAATGCATCTGAAACCGCTTTCTGCGTGTCGCGCACCACGATGAGGTCGGCGTTTATGGCGTCCCGCGCCTTCTGTGATTCCGCTATGGCGATGGCGGAGGCGTTCAGCCGGGCCGCCATAAGCTCGTCCTCGGTTATCAGACCTTTGTTGCGCAGATCCTCAAACATCTGGAAGCGCTGCGTTTTTTCCTGTTCGATGAGAAGCAATCTGGACTCAAGGTTCCGGCCTTCGGAATCCAGCCGTTCGGCTTCAAGCTGTATGAACTTGTCGTGTGCGTCCTGCGACTGCCGTTTCTTTTCGTCGGCCTCGCGCCGGGTTTCCTCTATCGCTTTCTGCGTAGTCCGGACTTTAAGCTCGCTCTCCTGCGTTATCAGGCTCTGGCGCTCGCCGGAATACCTGCGCTGCACCTCGGCCGCCTGCTCGACCGACGCTTCTTCAATGGCCTGTATCTTTGTATTGGCGTCCTGCACGATATCGGGCAGGCGGCTGAACTGGCCTTTGAAGATCGCGCCCCAGCCGCGCGCGGTCTGCTCGAAGATGGCCATCGCCTTCGCGCCCCAGTTGGCGATGACCACGCCAAGCACCTCAAAGAACTGCGAGCCCTTAAGAACCGCCTCAAGAAGGAACTTGAAAACCGGCAGCACGCCCGCGCCCACCACTTCCTTGAAATCGTCCAGCCGGTTGCGCAGCGAAGCCAACTGCATGGCGAAGCCGGTCTCTTTCTCGGCCGCCCCTGCGAACCTCCGGGACAAGGCGTCCACTACGCCCTGCGCAGTATTGGCGTCGCCTATGAACGCGCCGAACTCGGTTTTTAGCGTGCGTAACCGTGTGGCGTCGCCGTTCAGTATTGGGCCCAGCAGTTCCAGTATGGTGTTTAAGTCCTTGCCTGAAGCGGAGGCGAGCCCGAACGCCAGTCTTGCGGCCTGCATTGCCTGTCCCGCATCGCCGGTTACCCGCGTCAGCCGTCCTAAAGCCTCGTAAGTCTGTGTGTCCGAGAACCGGGTCAATGCCTGCTGCTCCTGTGCGAATGCCGTGATGCGGTCTTTTTCTCTGGCGAACGAGCCGCCGGTAGCTTCGACCGCGAATTGGAGGCGGCGCAGGGCTTCCTCCTCGTTTAATGCCGCATCCGCCGTGGATTTGAAGAATGCCGAGATCCCCGCGACCGTGGCGAACCCGGCCAACTGGTTCATAAGCTGATTGGCCGCGCCCTGCACGGCGGTCATTGATTGCGCCGTGGAGTCTACTTTAGGGGGGAGAGCAGTGAATGCCTTATCGGCCCGTGCGGTTGATTTTTCTATGATGCCAGCGAATGTGTCGGAACGCTTCGCGGCGTCCAGCAACTGTTGAGACAGCCGTTGGATGGCGGGCGAGGCCTGGTCTACGGCCTCGAATATTACCTCGAAGCCGGCCATGAGTTAAGCCTCCCTGGTTATGGCATCAAGCGTGAAATTTATTATCTCGACATAGAGTCCTACCGCCAGCGCGTAATCGGCCAGCACGTCGTCCACCGGGACGGCATTCTTGTCCTCGTCTCCCACGCATATCTTGGGCGACAGGACGCCGTATAAGAGCACGCGCCGGAACTGCGGCAGCCTGGGATTGGCGATAAGCTCGTTCATGCGCTTGGCGAGCGCGTCTTTGCCCTGCCGGGCGAGCGTCCAGAAATCGGCGCTTTCGTCGCCAAGGAATAACAGCGGCACCCGGCGTATTCTGAACGCCAGGCCGCAAACTTCGACTGTTTTCTCGCGGTTCAGCCGGGCTTTAAGCTCGGCTGCCGTTATCGGCTCGTTCATGTTCAATACCCCGTTACCGCGTTAGTGAGAATCGCCTGCAGGCTGTAACCCAGAGCCGGGTCCAGTTCGGCCTGGAATGTCACGGCTGAGCCGAACAGCCCTTCCAGCGCGCCGAATGCATAGGCGGTATACTTGGCCTTCGGGATGCTCAGTTCCAGCTTGTTTTTAAACGTATCCTCGATAATATCTCCTGTGAGGGCGATGTCTATGGCCTGCGGCAGATTGTCGATAAACTTCTGGCGGTTGGCCTCGGTCTCAAAGAATATCTCGTAGCCGCCCTCGATGACGAATCTGCCGGAGGACACGATATCCCTGGCGTCCCGCGACTGGTTAAGCGTTCTGTGCGGTGCGGAGGCGTTGTCTACACTGAGTGTCCAGCTTCTGACGTCCTGGTTCAGTACGCCGTCCAGTTTGAACTCGGTCTGGAAGAACATTAAAGGCTTAGGCGCGCCGTAAACCGCCGAGAACGCGGCAGCCGCCTCCTCGGATTTGAAGAGCACCTCAGCCTCCACCTGCCCTTTGCCGTCCACCGAGCCCGCCAGTGTCAACTTTTTGATGACCGTAAGCGGGTATCGTTTGACGCCCAGTCCGAGATCGGCAAAATAGGTAAATGACGGGAACTGGACGCGGTTGTCGGGCTTGAAAGTATGCCTGAACACGGTCGGTGAGTTGCCAGCGTCCGGCTGTGCAGTCGTAACCTTGCCGAGACACCCGAGCAGCAGATCACCTACGGTATCCGCTTCAAGGTCGATGGCGGGCAGTTTGCCGCCGCCTTCGCGTACTCCGGCGGCCGAGGGGAACGCCTCCTTGGTGCCGCGTATCTTGTCGTCGGCTATGAGCAGCGATTTATAGTCCAGCAGCGCTTCCGCGCCGACTGCCAGAAACTTCTGCGGTGCGGCCTCGGCTATTCCGCGCGTGGCTTCCTTCTTGAAGCCATATTTCCGGTTCTCGATTGCATAGGGCATATATTCCTCCGTTACTTGCGGCTTGTCGTTTCCACTGTAAATATCAGCGCGGTTGCCGTCATATTGGCGTTTATGGTGGCGACCAGGTTATCTTCGGGCGGTTCCCATTCGATGGCCTTAAGGCTTGAGAATAATACCTGTCCGTTTGGTAATGCCAGGCCGCCAAGGTCCACGTTATCTATGAGCAGTTCAGCCAGCTTCTGCGTCTCAAGGGTCTTTAGCCTGACTATCTCTTCGGCCGGGCCGAACGGCTTTACGAACACCAGCCGGAAGTGATAGACGATGCGATACGTCTGGCCGGTGGTTATGCGCTCAAGATTGGTCGCGGGTGCCGGTTTTACGAATACCGCCGGTACATTGTCGGCCAAAGTCTCCAGCGCGGGGAAAAACTCCAGCGCGCCTATGGCGACCACCTTGAGCCCCATCGCGTCCGACAGGTTCTGGTCGATAAGTCCGACTATGCGCTCGGCTATGAGCGTCTCATGGAGGCGTGGTGCGCTCATCAGGTTGCGCCTCCCGCCTGCTGCACGGCTTCCAGTATGCGCGAGTTGAAAATTGTCTGGATTCGCGGTGTCGCGCCCAATAACGCGGGCTTGAGATACGGCTGTGCCCGGAATCCGCGCCGCTTGATGGCCCGCGCGACCACAAACGCGAGGCGTTCATCGCCCAGTTTCCTCCGCGCCCATGTGCGCAGGTCGCCTGAAGGCGGCGGCATGGCGCCGGACCACGGGTTGCGGCCTTCCTCAAGCACCGAGGCATAGACTACGCCAGAGCCGACCTCGCCGGTTATACGGTTGCCTTCCTCTGAGACGTTCTGCGCTATTGAGACGCGCAGAAGCCCCCGGAAGACCGGGGCGTACAGCTTGGCGTAGCTCTGGATAAGCACGGCGGATTCGCGCATGGCCCGCACGATGGCGTTTCGCAGCCTTTGGGGAAACTGCGGCAGCAGCTTGGTCAGCTCGCCTTTTTCTTTCAGGATGATGCGGATCACTTCTTTTCCTCCAGCATGGCTTCCAGGTGATGGTTCCAGAAATTCTTCACGTCTGTTACCAGGAACGCCTGCCCGTCAGACTCCCGGACGACCTCATAGCTCGCTTTAAGCTCGGTCGGGTTCAGGAACAGCCTGAACGAGCCTTTTGGCGTCTGGCCCAGCACGTTCCGGCTTGTCGCCGTCCCGCCCGGGTTGAACCGGGCTTTAACGCCGGTGGCGACTATCTCATAGCTGAACACCGGCTGTTTGGTGCCGGTTGCGAACTGCCGGACTGGCTTGCGGATGGTGATTGTTTCGCTCAGCAGCCGCTTTCCAATCATAAAGTCGTCACCCTGAACCGCTTGCCGAGCGCGGCCCATGCTCTGTCCAGTTCGTCATTTAGCTTCTTGAAAGTTCGTGTCTGCGAAAAATCGCCTATATTCTCACTGTCCACCAGCGGCTCGAATCTGGCCGACAGTGCGGTCTTTGCGACTATAAGTGTGGCGATCTTCTGGACTAGGGCCGGAACTTTCGAATAGCCGTGAATGCCGCTAACGATTACGTTGGCTATGCCGTACGGCGTTACGCAATTTTTAAGCCGTATAATCCCGGTGCTTTTTTTGAGAACGTATTCCTCAGGCTGGATGACAGTGCCATCCAAGAGCAGCGAGTCAATCTCCAGTATCGGAAAGCAGTCCAGAAAGATAGCATCGCATCCGTCGCCGTCCAGCACATTCGTGAATTGCTTGGTGCGGAAGCACATGCCCGATCGCCGGTCAATCTCTTCGGTAGCGGCCTCTATCCATTCGGGGAGAATCCTTCCCTGCGGCACGTCTCCGCCGGTCATGGCCGACACAAGTGCGGGCGTAGTATATTCGCTCGGCGCAATGTCTATAACCGCCTGCGACAGCAAAGAGGTCAGAACTGCCATGTTACGCGCCCTCCTTGAGCCGCTTATCGTATGCGGTCAGTTTCTCGGTCAATTTCAGTCCGAGTTCCTCGATAGCCTCCTTGTTTGCTTTCCGGATGGATTCTCGGCAGGGCAGTGACAACTCGCAGATGCCTGCGAAGTATTCAAAGAACGCTAACGCCTCATTAAGCCGGGCGTAATTATTCCTGAGGTTCTTAACGAACCGGGCGCGCTTGGCTTCTGCTGGAGTCAAGGGGCGTAGATCCTTATCGACAAATACGACCGCCTTGGGCACTTGCCCGTCATCGTTGACGAATATAACCTTGGGCCCATTGTCTTTTGTCATGAGTGTCTATCTGCCTCCGGTTCCGTCGCCGGTGCCAGCCGTCTTGGACGCGCCGGTGTCGAGTGTGGGGATATTGGCCGTGCCGTCGGTCCAGTAAGTCGTGGTGTCCTCGGTTTCGACCTTGTAGCTGTAAGTCTGTCCGTCCTGCGGATAGGGCACGTCTCCGGAAGGCCTGCGGTTGGACGCGTTGCTCGCGCTATCGTCGAAACTGACCCGGCCTGTGCCTTTCCCTATCAGCGTGGAGTTCACCTTGAGCGCCTGCGCGGGGTCGAACGTGGAGCCCGGCGCGCGGAAGATGTTGTAGCCGTTCGCGTTGGGGTCTGCGGCCGCATCCCAGGAAACCACCACCTTGTTGGACGAGACCTCCGTCGCCAGGTTCTGCGGCACCGTGGGGATAAGCTCGACAAACGTGAGATGCGTGTTCTGGGTCATCACCTCGCTGGTCAGGTTGGACGCGTTGCCCTGATCGTCCACGCTGAACAGGTAATAGGTGAAATCCTTGCCGTTGTCGGGGTCCAGCGGCGTCTGGTCCTGGAACGAGGTCGCCGTTGACGGAATGGCCGAGCTGACAGCCGATACTCCGGACGCGGCCAGCACATTTGCCTTTGTCGGGATGGAGACCGGCGCATTGCCGGGCACCCGGTAAAGTTCGTAATGGTCGAGGTCCTGCAGCGTCGCCTGGTAACGGATGACTAGCCGGTTGCCCGCCGTGAAGCCGCCAGCCAGCTCGGTCAGAACGCCGGTGGATAGCTCAAGGCTGTAATGCGTGGAGAGAGTCTTGGCCGAAAGAGTAACCTGCTTAACGGCCGCGCCCGAGGCGTGTGGATAGAACAGCCCGTCGACCAGCGTTACATCGCCGGTTAGCGTGTTTACCGCCTTAACCTCTACATATTCCTCTTTATTCGTCACGCCGTCGTCTATGACTATCTTGGCTCCGGCTATGATGTCGGCCGGAACAGGCGTGCCGATATTTATCACGCGCTGGCCGTGTACCACTGAAGCAGAAAGTGTTTTGGCGCTTGCCGATACCGCCGTTCGCTCGAACACGCTAAACGAGCCGGCCACTATCGGGTCGAACTGCATTTCGTGCAGCGCGTCAGCCACGCCATCGGCCAGATCGGGCGAGCCGTCCGGGTTTTTGATGAGTTCGCCTGCGATAAACTCGTTTTTGGTGGGCGCGGTCCAGTTGAGTGTTATGCGCGTCTTACCCCTGGGCGTGAAGCCGTCTATGAGCTGGCTGGCCTGAATAAGCCCCAGCACGGGCGGCTCGGCCGACAAGATGTCGGCTGCCAGATTGCCCAGTACCTGCTGCGATAACTGCGATTCTATTATTGCCATAATTTGTGTCTCCTCTTATGCGTTTCCTGATTGCGTTCCGCCCGAATACCCGCTGAAACCTACATTACCGGCTATGGTCACAGCCGTCGTCGACGCCCCGGCGTCTATATTGCCCAGTGCCGCCGCTATGTATCCCGTATTGCCTATTACCGATACCCGGCCTGAACTTGTTGCCGAGCAAGCTATGGCAGTTGCGGAGCCTACGCCGCTGCGCTGCATATAGTTCCCTACGATAGCGACCTGGCAGTCGGTGCCGCTGACGCTGATGATCGCGCCGCCGCAAACCGTTATCTCGAACCGGTTATGGCTTATCATCATCGGCATGTTATCCATGCCGCCCCTGCGGATTATGTAGGTCCCGCTTACCGAGCAGATAAATGTGCAGTTGAATATGGCGCTTGAGCCCAGACTGATGCCTGTGGAAAAGCCCGCTCCGTTGAAGATGAAGTCGCAATTATGTGCCGTCGTTTTGGTCCCTTCCAGCCGGATAAGAACTCCGGTCCCGGAGTTGTTAACCAGTTTGAAAGAATCCAGGGCGCAATATGTGCCGCTCAACCGGAGTTCTTCGCCAGATGGATTGGCTGGCCGGGTGGGATAGTTGGAATCCAGCGTGAAATCCTTCAGCGTCACCCTGTTGGAGTTCGCCCCACCGACATATCCGCTGATGCAATACGATGCGCCAAGCGCTATTGTCGCGCGGATTATGGTGATATCTTTGCCTTGGCCCTGGAGCGTTATGTTGTCCTCGATGGCGAGAGTGGCATTGATTTGATAAACCCCTTCCCGTAGGAGTACCCGTCCTCCGGCCGCTGCCACGGCGTTAAGGGCATTTTGAATATTGGCGGTGTCGGTTGTAGCCGACCCGCTTGGCGCAGCCACTACGACTGTGGCATAACCTCCGCCTGCTGCCGGTGGCGTGGCGGGTTCCCATTGTATGTTCGCGGCACTGTATTTGAGAATCTGGCCGTCTGTAGGCGGTAACGCCGAAACCGGAGTGTTGTGCAACTTTTCAACTGTGGGGCCCGGATAGCTGCCGCTTAAATCTCCGCTTGCGGTACCCGTGGGCGTTCTGGCATCGCTGTTGCGGGGATCATTATCGCCCACCGCTATCGGGCTATTCGCAACGGCAGGAGCGACCGAGAGCTTGGTGATGCCTTTTACGGTCTCGGACGCGTCGGGAGGTCCGGCGGCGCCTGCCGCATTTATCGTAACGTTGCCGGTGCCGTCTGTGGGCGTAATCGTGATGTTATTGCCCGCGATTACTTTTGAAACCGAGGTGTGCGCCGTGTTCTCTATCGGCACCGATATTCCGGGATCGACTGCGCTATTCCCGTCGTCGGTATATGTGACAGTGGCCTCGCCTGAAACGGAGGCCAGGTATTTCTGCTGGCCGGATGCTGTCGATTTATAAATCTTGTAGCCGGATGCGCCTTTGACTGGCTCCCACTGCAGGATAACGGGAAGCGGTGTGGCGGGTTGCGTTATCTGCGCTTCAACCAATGCCGGGATTTTGCCTTCCGTGGTTTCACCCGCCGCGTTCATCGCGGTTACCTTGTAGAAATAGGCCGTGCCGCCCGACAGGTTGGCTCCTGCGCCACCGCTGCCCAGCGTGGCCAGGATGGTCCGTGGCGGCCTAAGACATGCCTGCTGTATATGCGCGTCCAACGCCTCAAGGTTGGCGTTCGCGCCCTGGCCCCAGTTAAGGTCGCCGGTGTCGCGCTTTGAAAGTTTCAGCTTGTCTGTAAATGTTTCTGCCATAACAGTTCCTCAAAATCCGTATGCCTCTATGCCGAAAGGGGCTTCGCCGAATCCTCTGACTGGCGCTCCCCAAGGCCGGGAGTTATACGGCATCAAATCGAACCCGCCTGCATCCGGCTGGCCATAGGGGCCGATGCCATATGTGCCGTTGCCCCAGCCGGTGTCCTCTACCGCTACCAGAGTGTAAAACCTATCAGGACCAGCATCAGCTTCATCATCGTCATACTGATATACCCCGGGGCCTAGGACCGACTCGTCCGCTATGCGCCTGCCAAGCTCGCCAGCCACGGCTGATTTATAGAGCCGGAAGCCGCGTAATCGCCGGTTGGAGATAAACTCCGGCGGGTAATCCGACCATGTCAGCCGGATATGCGTCGGCTCGACCTGCGCCACCCTGAAATTGGGCGGCGGGGGCAGGGGGAATGGATGCGCCACTGGCACTCACCTCCTTTTCCTGCCTTTTCCGTTCGGCTGTGCGGGTTTCTCCGTGGTAAGCTCTACATAGCCGGTTTTAAGCAGACGGTCCCTTGTTTCCGGCAGTTTTACCGTGCACAGGCCGTCCACAACCTCTACCGTGCCTTCGGCATAGGAGGCTTCGATAACCGGCGCTTCCTTGGTCCCGAACGGGGGATGCAGCTTTTTAAGTCTGAACATCCAGCCTCCCTACAGTGTCACACCGGCCAGCCGGGACGCTTTTATGTCATTGGCCAGAACCAGCGTGATATCCTCGAAGATGTCGAACTCGCTGCCCTGCGAGGACTTCTGCGCCAGCCGGAGCATTTTCAGCGGCGTTAGCTCGCCTATCCAGACGGAGGAGGTGTCCAGCACGAAGATGTCGGTGCAGTTGTTGGCAGTGCCCTGCGCTTGCGCGTCCGATATCCAGATGGATCGGAAGATGGGGATGCCGTTGTAGCTCTGTACCCGGAATCCGCCTTTGACCTCCATCGTGTCCGTGAACCGCTGCTGGGCCTGCAGGAGCCCGTTTAGCTTCCGGTTGGCCTTCTTCGACATGATGAGCATGTTGGGATTGCCACGGTTGAGGTCTATGGCCGCGTCCAGCAGTTCGAGAGTCAACGGTGCGCCGTTTGCCCCGGCAATCGCCACCTGGCCGCTTGGAACAAGTTTCCGGATGCCGTTGAACTGCTTATTGTTGACCGAAGCGTCGCCATTGATGAGGGCGTTTTCTTCGGTGTCCCGCACATTCTGGAGGCCGTTCTCGACTTCCTCGGCCTCCACGTCCAGCATGCTTTTGCCTACTGCCTGGAGCTTGCGGGTAATCTTGCGGCGGTCCAGAATACTCGCATAGGGGAACGTCTTCTGCGCGACGCTGCCCTGCGTTTCCGTGGGTTCCTCGCTGTCGTTCACGAAACTGGCTCCCGCGCCTCTTGAGGTGCGCTGGTTCAGTATCCACGCGGAGCCGGAGCCCGGCTTGCGGGGTAGGTTCACGCGCAGCGGGTTGTTGACCTCGATGAGTTCCTGCAGCACCTTGTCCACCATGGGCTGCTGGAGCGCACCGCCCGCGTTCGCCATGTCTAACGCCTTTTTGAGCTGTTCCAAATCATTCATTCTGTGTTCCTCCTATTTGTTGTCCCGAACCGCCAGTACCGCCCGGAGCTTTTTCTCGGGTGGCAGGCTGTCGAACTGCTTCCTGATTTCATCGGCCTCGTTATCCGGCTGGACAAGGCCTTTGCGCAGGGTGGGAACCGCTTTTAGCGCGGACTCCAGCTGCTTGGCGACCTCGCCCGCGATAAGTTTGGCCAGGTCTGCCGGTTCTGCGGCGGGCGGCTTGAGCAGCGTTTTGAGCTGCTGCGCGATAACGCCGGACTGGCCGCCGATGCTTATCAGCTTATCCAGCAGTCCGCCGACATCCGATTTCTGGATCTCAGCCGGTTTCTGCGCCTGCACCTGCGCGACCGCATCGGCGGGTTTGGGTTTCTCTTCAGGGGCCGGTGCGGCAGCCTGGGGCGCAGCAGGCGGCTCGGCGGCCGGTGGCGTCGCGGGATTTGCGTCCTGCGCCGGTAATTCCTCTATGGTCACTTCATCTGGCATTGTTTTGCCTCCTTGTTCTTCTGTTTCGTCAAGGGCTTTCGCTATATACCACCCGATAGCCTTTGCCTCCGGGTTTGCCGGGACCGATACGAGCGACACTTCAACCAGGCTCATGCGCTGGATTATGTTGACCATGCGGTCGTGTTCCGGGGAGAACTGTCTTTCCCGTTCCAGCACCTGTCCGCGAATCGAAAACTTGTTGAGGACGCCTTCCTTGATTTTCTGGATGATGTCCTGCTCGGTCTTTGAAATAAGCGCGTCTATCAAGAGGCCATGCTGGTCGAATTCGACCTTGGTGACTTTGCCGATGGGCAGCTTCATGTCGTGGTTGAGCAGTACGGTGGAGTTTTTCAGCAGGTCCAGCGATGAGGCTTTCAAGGCCTCCTCGGTTATGATGTCGCCCTGCAAGTCGAAATCGCTCGTGGCGGCATAGCCCACAACGTGGAACTCGCCAGCCTCCTCGGCATATTTCAATACCTGTACCGGGAAATTGAACCCGACTTTTTCCCGCAGTGTGTTCTCGTTTTTCATGGTTACCCAAAACAAAAAAGCGCTGCCGGTCCCAATGCTACTAGGACCAACAGCGCTTCGACTCAGTTCGACAGCGCTAAATTATTCCTTCAAACCGCGCATGTCCTTTACAAGGACAGTTTCATGTTTCTTCACACGCACGAGCTGGCCATCTTGATAGTGGACCTCGAGTGTGCCGTAGAAACGCTCTCGGCGGAGCCTCGATAAAAGCTGTTCGAATCGGGACTCAAGAGTTTCCGGTGCCTGCGTTTCTGCCATGATCAAATTCTAATGCATCGGCTGCGAATTGTCCATAAAACTGTTTAAACAGTTTGCGCTTATAGCTGGGATATTCGGCATTCCTATGGTAATTGCAATTAATGTTAAAATGGAAGCTGGCATAAATTTATGACTCACAGTAATCAACGCGTACTTCTAAGTATCTTGCTCTGCATTGCGGCAATTATTGGGCTGTGTTATGTGTTTCAAAACCAGACAACAATTATATATGCAAAGGCTTACGACAGCTACTTAGATTTATGGCGACTCATATGGATAATTCCATTTATGCTTCTCGGCTTGGCCATTCGGGCTTTTCTACGTCGTAGAGAGCCTGGACCTCCATGGGTGGCATATATGAAATACTTGTTTTATCTTTCCATCGCGTCTGCCATCTTGTTCGTTATGTGCCATTCATTTTTGAATCTTGGTAATTGGCTCTACTATCCTGTTATAGCTTTAGGAGCAGTAATATTTGCTTTACCTTCCGGGTTGCCCTCCAAAATGGGCGCTTTCTTTCATAAATTCTATGGGCTCGACAGTTAGTATCGATTTGCCCAAATAAAGATTCAGTGGTTTAAGAGAAAAATTAGACACCAGTAACTCATACTTGTGCCGTGCTCCCATGTGATGCACTCCCGTCCATAGCGTCTTGATTCGGTAAGTCTTGAAGCCCTTGAACAGCCCAACCTTTTCCAGCTCATAGCTCAAGAGGAATCTGCCCTTGATGCTTTTGAGTGTCGGTACTAAATCTTCCTCCTTGAAGAATTTTGAGCCATGCTTGCCGCCTTCCTTGGGCCAGTGGAGGGGATAAGGCGGGTCCAGGTAAAAGAAGGTGTTATCCGAGTCGTACTCCTTTATCACTTCTTTCCAGTCCCATGAATGAAGTCTTGTGCTCTTGAGTCGCTCCTGTATTTCCGGCAGATGGTCGACTAGCCTTATCGGCATCCCTTCGCCGCTTGAGCCATGATTCCGGACTCCTTCCATAACGTCGGTTCGTCCCCAGTATGTGGCCTTGTTTAGATACGCTATTCGGTAGAAGCGTTCTCGCGGGCTTTTGGGGACGGACTCGAACACCTTCTTCGCATGCGCCTTGGAGATAATCCAGTGCTGCTTTTTAAGCCAGGCTAAATTCTCCGGCGACATGGTTTTGATGAAGCGGTAGGCAAACATCAGGTCGGAGTTGATGTCGTTTATCACCTCCGTGTCAGATTGCTTCTTGTGAAAGAACACCTGAGCGCCGCCACAGAATCCCTCAACGAAGGTCTTATGCTCCGGGATGAGCGAGATTATTTTCTTATATAGCCGGTACTTGCCGCCAGGACTTTTGAATGCACCGCGTATCTTCTCCAATGGATCAACCAAATGGGGGAAAATCTCAGACATTTGGTTTATTGACTCCGGCAATACATCCTTTTCTATGTAGAGATGCACCGGCTTCAGCGGGAAATTGGAAGCCATCATTTCCGTAACCCACTCCTTGTTCCCACCGGGGCCCCGCATCTGGTTCCGGCGCTTCACGATATAGACGTGATATCCCTTGAAAACCTTGGCGTGCTCCGATGGGTATGAGACGATCCATTTCGCCTTGAGGCCTTTAACGGCTTTCAGGAATTCTTCTTCCTTGAAGCCGAAATCGAAGAGGTTGAACTTGTCCGGATATGGCGGGTCCATATAGAAGAACGTGTCTGGGCTGTCATACTCCTTCAGTACTTGCAGATAGTCTTTATTGCTGACCGCTACATTGCGCAGGCGCTCCTGGGCGCGTTCTACTGTGTTCGGAAAGTCTATTTTTACGCCCTCATTAGCGGGATTGAATGAGCCGCCGCGCATTTTGCCGTAAGAGGATCGTGTGAGATAGAACGCCTTGTAGAACCTATCCCGGTCTGTTTCCGGCTTCATGGCTTTAAGCCGTTCGTGGGTCTCCCTGAGGATTGTCCACTCCCGCTTTGCGAGAGCGTTCGTGTCCTCCTGGCTGTGGTCGCGGATGAATTTATGCATGAAGGCGATCTCCGCATCGCGGTCGTTTAACGCTTCCTGCGGCGACGGGTCTTTGGCGTAGAGAACGGCTGCCCCGCCCGCGAACGGTTCGACATAGGTGCGGTGGTGGGGGATATACGAGGCGATGCGGTGAGCCAGGAAGCGCTTGCCGCCGTAGGAGCCGAAGGCCTGCCGCACCCCCTTCTCGGCATCCTCCTCAGCTTCCACGTCGGTTTCGTCAGCTATGATAGCCAGGGTTTGTTCCTGCAAATTGTCCTGTATCGTATGCTGAAAGCCCCGGCGGATCATCTCTTGGATGACGATGACGTGCAGAACCAGAATATCCTGCGCGTCCCAGTTCGTCTTTTCATCAAACACCTTGTGTCCCGCCTGCAGCATGGCCCATGCCCTGTGCAGAATGAAATCCATCGCCAGCAGGTCTTGGTCCGGTAGTTTGGCCGGGTCCGAGCGGAACAATTGTCCGTAGTCCGCAAAATCAATCTTCATTGTCTCAGTGGTCATTTTTCCTCCAGTACTGTAACCCATGTGCATCGGCAATTTGGATGCGCGGGCAGCATGTCCTGTGCATCATCCAGCGCCATAATCTTGCCGAGCTTCTCTCCGGGCGCAACTTCAGCCAAGTCGGCGCATTCTTTACAGGCGTCCGAGGCCAGTAGCCATTGGACGTTTTCAACGCCAGCCTGCTTGAGCGCGTCCAGATTCCCGGCGTTATAGGCCCGGTTGGCCTCCGTGCGGGCGATAACCTCGGCCAGCACATTCTTGCCGATTACCCGGCTGCTGGCGGCTCTGATGATATTTCCATCGGCATCCAGAACCGGCTTTATCGTGATAGTCTGGCTGCCGACCCAGGTATCAATGCGCTTCATAAGTTGCGGGATGGTCTCATTTGCCCTGATGCCGGCCGACAGTTCCTCCCGGAGCCGGTCCACCATGCCGCGCGTCAGGTCATCGGCCAGCGCTGAGGCCTCGGTTTTGAGTTTCTTTTGTGCCGCATGGCTTAAGTCCTCAATGCCCTCAAGCCCGGCCCGCTGTGCCGATAGTTCCAGCCCCTTATATGCGGATTCCAGGGCGAACCGTTCTATGGTTCTGGCGACCTTGTCCTTGTCCACCAGCTGGAGCAGGACCTCCAGGTCGCCTTCGTGTTTCAGGCCCGGCAGTTTCGCCTTCACCACGTCGCCTATCTTGCGGAAGATGGCCCTTACCGCGTCAACAAACCTGTTCTCAAGGGCAACTACGGCACGGGTGGCGTTGGCGATAGTCTCGCGCGGGTTCAGCGATTTCTGCATCTCCGGCATTCGTGGCGCTACAATCCTGCGGACCTCATCCGGGCTGAAAACGCCGTTTTGCAGGTAGATGTTAAATATCTCGGCCTGGTCTTTTTCGTCTATCGCCCGCTTATTGAACTGGAACGACCAGTCCGAGATGCCGAAGCCCTGCCGGATGACGTGCTTTGTGATTTTCTCCGCCAGCCGCATCTGGAAGGGCGAAATAGTCTCATCGTAAAATGTCGCCGTCTGCTGCTCGCCGCTGCCGCTGCCGATATTGCCGGTCTCGATTATAGAGACCTTGCTCGGCGGCACACCATAAACGGCCAGGATCTCGTTCCGGGTGAACTCCCTGAGTTCCAGAAACTCCATGTCCTTCTGGGTCGTGCTTATCTGTTTAAACTCGATGTCGCCCTCCAGCACGAGGTCTGAGTGCGCCATATCCGGATTCTTGGCGCGGGCCGCCATGTAGTCGCGGTTGCGGTCCACCTGCTCCGGTGTCGCGTCTTTCATGATGAACGCGCCCCGGATTTTCGCGCCGTTCAGGAAGAACGCCCGGTTGTATATCTGGGCGTATTTGTCCACCGTCACTGGCAATATCAGCGAAGCCAGCGGGGAAAGGCCGTATAGGGTAGCCCCCTTGGTTCCCAGTTTGAAGTGAATAACCTCTCTGGTTTTGAATTCGACCTTTCCCGGCTGGTTCCGCGGGACCTGGATGTAACCTGTAATGGAACCGTGCTCGTCTGCTTTTACCCGTATGCTGGTCGCGTCGAGGTTCCATAACTCGCGTGGTTTTCCGTCCGGGCCATAAACCACTTCAAGAAACGCATTCCCGAACACATAAACGTCGCGAGCTATATCGTCCAGTATCTCCAGCAGGGTATCGTTGGGGTTGCAGTTGGCAAAGAACTCCTGCAGGGTTTCAGCATTCTTTGGGTCGGCATTAACCTTTGCGGGTGCCAGCGAATAGCCTCGGGCAGTTACAGCCTTGCAGATAACTCCGACTACGGCGCGGACCCAGGAGGTCTGCTCGTACATCTGGTTGAAAATCTCGAAGTCTATATCCGGCAGGATGCCGTCGCTGGTTGTTGGCAGGCCGGTGACATACGAGATTATCTGCTTGGACGACTTCTCGACCTCGGCACGGATCACGCCGCCGAATAGTGCGTTTATCAATCGTTCTCTTATGCCCATAGCGTGTCCCCCGTTGAAATCCCAGCGGAGTGCCGGAACCGCCCCGACCCCTTGAGGATGGGAACCTCACGGCTCTCTCTTGAGCCCTCCTCCGCATCTATCCACCACCGCAAATCGCCATTCTTCGGATATTTGCTGCGCCAGTTAAATGGCGACTCCTTGATTAAGGCCTTTCGCAGTTTATGCGAGCACATGAATTTACAGTAGCGGAACTGGAAGCCTGATATTTTGGTCAGGCCGATACCACGGGTGAATTCGTTGGCTCTTGTCCCGTAGCGGGTAATCAAAAGCCGGGGATGCACTACCTCGCCATCTCCCGTGCAGTAAAACTGGCTCTTAATAAAACCACCGTATAGCCAGTTGGCCGATTGGTAGACATAGCCGGGTTTGCCCCGGAGGCCGTCAGCCCAGCTGAATAGCACATGGACATTCGGAAAATCCTGCCTGATATGTTGGCAGCACTGCTTCAGGAACATGCTCTCGGTATTCCGGGGCATCTCGTCCAGGACGCAGAACCTGTTAAGTTCCAGATAATTGTTCACGCTCAGGGACGGGAACAGCTTTCGGATGGTGTGCATGGGCCGGGTGCCGAAGCCCCAGAGCGCAACGCCCACCAGTTTCTCGTCTTTGAACAGGCCGTAGGTTATCTTCGTGATGGGCGGGCAGATGACGGCATAATGATGTGCCGCTACAAATTCCCGGCCCGTCACGTTACTGACGGGTCTTATAAACAAGCCGCTATCGTCCGCATTAGATATAGTCATTGTATCTGCTCTGGCCGAAATCAGAGACATATCTGATGTTCGGCGGCACCTTCTTTTTTCGCAGGACCTCCATCGCCAGCCAGAGCGCGTCCAGCAGGTCGTCATTACCCAAGGGGAAATGCAGGAGTTCCTCTTCCAGCTCCGGCAAGCTTTCGGGCAGCCGGAGAGCCCTGTTTTCAAACAGTAGCGCCAGCCCTCTGATACGCCGTTGTTTGTCGCCCTGAGTAGTGATGCCTTTTATCGGCAGTCGGGAGGTCTCCTCATCCACTCGCAACACCTGCAGCATAGACTGCTGATATGCGTTGGCTTCGATGCCCACCTCGGTGGGCTCATAGAACTTGCAGAGCCATTTGATGGTTTTTACCTGCTCCGGGAACTGGATGCTGTCCTTATGCGCCGCCAGCACATAGGCGTCTTTGTCGCCCTTTGGGATTCCCAGGACCACATAGGCGAACTTCGAATGGGACTCAGCACTGCCGGCCGCAAGGTCCACGCCTATGTAAATATTCATGTCCTTCGGCTTTTCCGCATAGCGGCAGGCGGTGAGCCATTCAATTTTGAAATCCGAGCCTTCCTGACCGGCGACATCGTTGAGCATCTGCGTACGGTAGGCCTGGCTGCCCATATTTGCCTTTATCTGGTCCAGCGCTTCCGGTGACCATTTTTCAGGGAATAAGATTTGGCGTTTACCGGCTTCATCAGTCCATTCTGCACGCTGTTCGATTACGTGCCAGTTCTTGAAGCCGGGATCGGACATAATATGCCCGGCCAAGTCGTCTTTATGCCAGCGGGTCATGCAGACTATCAGCTGGCCGGACGGCTCCAGAATGGGCATGACAGTATTCTGGAACCACGAGATTATCTTCTTGCGCTGGTTCGGCGTCTGGGAGTTCTTCTCGCTGTGTGGGTCATCTATCACTATCAGGTCCGCATGCTGGCTTACGATGGTACCCAGTGCGCCCGCAGCCGATATGCTGGGCTCCTTGAGCACCTTGTCGCGGGGGATAAGAATCTTCTCAGCCGTCCACATGCTGCTCAGGGTGTCCCAGTGGCCGTAAAGCTCCTGGAACTTTTCGCTGGAGATATGCGCCTTGATGGTCTGGAGGATATCTTTGGCGTTGCCGAGCACTTCGTTAAGGATGGAAATGCGCAGGTTATGGTCCTGCGTAAGCCGCCAGAGAGAATACCCCACGGTGACTGCCGAGGTCTTGAGATGCCCCCGGGGGCTCAAAAGCAGGATATAGCGATGATCCAGCAGTTCTTTATACCAGCGCAGGTGCAGCTTGCTGATATGGTGATATCCCAGCACGTCCCGCGCAAAGGCAAAGAGGTCGAACAGCTTCCGCTGGAGGCTCTTGGCGTCCAGTTCTGGGAGGGGGCCCTGATTAAGTATCCGGTTGGTCATGAGAGTTGTTTTGCCGCAAAAAAATAATTTCGGTCAAAATCAGACTGTCGCAAAATCTGTAAAGGGGGAGCGTACCGCGTTCCGGCCTCAAAATTTACGCTATTTTTTACCTGTCTGCTCATAGTCGTTTCTCGTCGGTAAAACCTGACATAATCGTGCATTATGTCAGGTGAATCCCGCGCTTTCTCGCGGATTCACTCGCCATTCTGCTCCCCTGGCCGCGCCTCGGGATCGTTTTCCAAAACGTCGGCTTTGGCCTCGCCTAGGCCAGCTTCTATCACCCGCTCAGCCGGGGCAGATTGAACCACTTCCCCTTTGATGAAGCGGGTAAACTGCATGATAGTCTCGTCGGTAAAATTTATAAGCGGCCCACGGTTCCCGGTCCCGGAGGTGGTCATAAGTGCTTTCAGCTTCACTGCGGACTCCAGCATCGCCGCGACCTCCTTTGGTGCAGCGTCTGATGCTTTTTGTATCCCCTGACGTAGATTGGCCTCAACGAACCGCCAGAACAGACGCTCGCGCTGTACGGCTTTTTTATCCTTGATGGTTTTCTTTGCCTGCTCGGTAACCTGCGATGGAGCGCGTGCGCTGTCTGAGCAGCGTAAGATGGACGTGCGCGGCCAGCCCAACTCTTTCGATAATGCTGAGGGGCTTTCACCTGCGGCCAGCCGTGCCGCAACTTGGTTTATTTCTTCCTGGGGATACTTCGGTTTTCGTCCTTTCACTGGTCTATCTCCTGTGCCCAATCCTCTTTCAGTTCCTTGCGCACCTTCCGCTGGTAATCGCGGTGGTACTTCTGCTCATAATCCCTGCGCCAGGCGCGTTTGCACTTATGGTGATAGCGCTGGTTAGAGTATTCCGGCGTAAACGGCTGCTTGCAGAATCGGCAAATCTTCTCTTTATACATGATCGTTGGTTTTCGCGTGAAAGTCCATAAAACTGTTTAAACAGTTTGTATGTTCTCCGACGGCAATACACGCACTCTGCCGCCTATATGTTTCTTGACCAGGTGGATATTATTGAGCGCCATCAGGTCATCGACCAGCGGCTCTATGAGGGCTATCTCTTCCAGCAGATAGTCCACGAGGCCGGGAAATCTCTCTTTTGCCGCCTTGACCTGTGCGTTGTTTGACACGACCAGTACCCGCTCGCCTTTCAGCCACGGCAACATGACTGGCGACCAGCCTTTCCGGACAATGACTTGGTGAATGAGCGGTGTCAGCATGCCGCCGCCTTTACATCCAGAACTACGCTCGTGCCGTCACTCTTGTGAATGCGGTAAACTCCGGCTCTGAGATGCTCCCAGACCTCTGCCTGCGGCCATACCCCGAAGGTCCTGTTGCGCCTTACCGCTACCGCGCCGGACGTAACCTGGATGAAGCGCACCTCGCTCGGTTGCTTGAGGGCGACAATATCAAACGCGCCGAACAGATCACGCGCGCAGAATACTATGCCCCGCCCGGGTTGCCAGCCCGGCTTGCCGAAGCTGCGTTCCACCAGATACCCCTGGCTCTTGAGGTAATCCGCGACTTTCTTCTCATGCATATTGCCTTTTGAACGATTGCTCATACGATTCCTCCTGTGACTGTTGTTTGGATTTGCTTAGCTGAGGCCGAGACAAGACCGGTTGGGGGAAACTCAAAATCAAGCTCGCAGCCCATCGCATCGCGCACACGCGCCCGGAAATAGGGCGTGTCAGCAGCGACCAGGGCTTTAGACCAGTTATGATGGCCGCCACTTGCAACGCTACGAGGCCTAAAGCGGATCATGGCCGCTTCCGTGTTTCCAAAGCGCACTACCTGGACTTGATTTTCACTGGTTTTGGCAGCCAATTTAGATGGTTTCAAAAGGGGAATAATATATATTTCCCTTTTGAGACTATCTAAATCCTGCCCTTTCAACTCGCGAAAAGATGAGTTTTTTGCAGCACTTTCTGATGAATAGAGGTCGGGCCATAAAGTCGCCATCCGACCCGCTGAAACAGGCAGTCCAAGCCGCGCCCTGCGGTACGCTTGCTCAAGTTTTGTCCCCTCGCAATTTAATAACTCCGCGAAGCCCGCTAACCGGTCGACATCGATGTCCAAAGGCACCTTGCAGAGGATGTAAACGTCCTTCATATGGTCCGGATGGATAAGCCGGATGCGGTCGATGGCTTGCAGCGACTCCCGCTCGCGCTTAAGCTCAAGGACCCGTTGGACGCGCGGGTCGGGATGCACGTCAACCTCAACACCCAGCTTCGCGCCACCGCGCATCCGGTAGCCGCGTGGCGCTTTGCTGTATGCGCCAGGCAGGTTAAGCGGGTTCGGGTCATCATCCCATACCGAGCGTGCCAGCGCCTCTACCGCCAGCGGCGGCGGTTGCTCGCGGCCTATGGTAAGGCACGCCTCGTAGCCCTTCCAGTCATCCACGCCGCGTATACGCCCGAAATGCGAGATAGTGGCTCCTTCCCATTCGCAGGACAGCGGTAGATGCGGGGCATCCTCGCCCGTTATGGCCCGCCTGACCGGTAACGGGCAGACGACAAGTAGTCTGGAAGATTTGCTGAGTTTACGGATGGCGAGCTTGACGCTCTCAAGGCGTTGCGTGGCCTTGGCGTTGAAATCCGGCGCAGCGCCGTCGAAGCCCAGCAGGGATTGCCGCGAGAAATTTGAGGTATGGCACTGTGTGACCACCGCGTTCCGCCGGACCGGAATGGTGACGTGCTCTATCTGTCCGCCGAACAGGCGTCTGGTTATTTCCTCGTCGGCGTCCGCGTCTATGACCAGTAGTGGTCGAGTCCGGCCTATAAGCACCTTCCGCCGCCACCGGACGCTTACCCGGTTCTGGCGTTCCGGTTTGCCGTCCACCAGAACCGGCACGTTGCGTTGTAGCTCCACGGTATGCGAGATAACGCGCGGGAGGTCTATCTCTTTTGACAGCTGCCGCAGGAGCCGCGCGATTTTCTCGCGCTCGGACTCTTCAAGCGCGCTAAGGCGTTGCACCGCCTCTTCTTCCGGCATATCCGGTGTTATGCCGGTGTCGCCGTCCTCTCTGCCTTCCGCGATATCGGCAGCCTTTACGAGCATGGCGTGCGTGAGGTCTTTTGCCCGTATGGCCGACAGTTCCGGCCCGCCTTCCGCGAGTGCTGCGTGAATATCGGTCATGCACCTTGTGAGGTGCTCTGCATCTTCGCCGTCGGCCCATGCGGGTTTCTCTGTCAGCCGGTCGGGTGCAAATTGCAGGCCACCGGCCAAAACCTCCACTACAGACTCGTCGCAGATGACCATATCCGGCGGCGGGTAGTCGGACAGCATGGGTAAATGCAGATATTCATGCGACCAGATGCGCACGCCCGGCCCGTGGCTCTCCCATTGGCGTATCCAGGGGCAGTGATAGTAAAACTTGCAGTCCCCGGTTGTGGATTTGCAGAGGGTCTTATAGACGTTCAGGCCCAATCGGCCGGCGGCATCAGCCGCGTCCGGCTTGCGGCACATGGTCTTGGGCTCGTGTGGCCGCCGCACCTCATGCGCCCGTGCGAGTCGTCCGCGCATAACGCGCACGTCCGGGCCTGGCGCATGGGCGGGGTCGCATGACAGCTGTGCGAACTGTTCCGCCAGACGGTCGGCCAGGTCTATGGTGGGAACCATTATCCAGACGCGCATATCCCAGACTGCTTTACGCGCCATTATCTCATGGGCCACCTGTATTGTCTTGCCCAGACCCGCCGCCGCCTGCACCGCCACTCGCGGCGCGTCACGCAGGCTGGGGATGCCGTATTGCTCCTTGACCGCCGTCCGGAGTTCCTCCGCGACTCCTGGCGGCAGCTTCCGTGCAAATCTGGCGCGATGGCGTCTGGCTAGTTCTTTACGCGCCTGTGCGAGTGGCACCGCGCGGTCGAACCAGCCCGCGATAACGGATTTAAGCTGTGCGGACGCCTCGTCACGCGGTAACGGCTGCGTATCGTAGCCGGGCGGGACGTCAGAGATAAGCCGTGGAATCTTTTTGCCGTCGCCAAAGCCCTTCCGCCTGGCTCCGCCTATCATGGCCAGTACTTCACTCCGCGTCTGCTCGCTGCTCCAGCCGGGTAAAGTATGGCGTTCGGCCTTTGCCAGTATATCCTGATCCGTCCAGCCGCAGGCCACCATTCTGGCGACCGCGCGTAGCATCGGCAGATGCCAGTTACTCGGTCCTATCTGCGCCAGTAGCGCATCTATGCCCGGCGACGGCTGGCGGCTGGTTGTTGTTGGCGCGGTAGGCGCAGCTGTCGGCGGCGCGGGGGGAAAAGCGGCCTCAAGTTCCTCGGGTGCATATCTGCGCGGCGAGAGTTCCTCAAACGAGGTTATCTCCGTGACGCGGCCTTTCTTACGCGGCCAGGCGACCGAGCCGCCCATGCGCATGACGCGGCCTGTGTTGAAAACGGCGGTGTCGCCGCCCAACGCCTCCGCTATGGCGCGGTTTATGCGGCGGCAGGCCTCGCCGTCGCATAACGGTTCCTGCAGCCGCCACCACAGTTGGCCGCGTGAGTACGGCTGGCGGCCTGTGATTACTTTAGCGGTGGGTGGAACGCCTTTCTCGCCGCATAACTTCTCTGCCTGTTCCAGGGCCCCTTCATCGTCGAAATCAGCGTATAAGGCGGTGAGCGCGCGAAAATCAGCATCAGATGACCTCCTGTCCCGTCGTGTGTCCAGTCGCCGCAGCGCAGCACCGAGGTATAGGTTTTGACCCGCCACGGCGTTCCGGGCGGCGGCAAACTCCGCGATACCGGCTAAATCCTGCGGGCTAAATAGCCGCGCGTGCCGCAATCGGCCGTCTGCCGCATCCGTCCATGCCAATTCCACCAACGCATCGGGTAAAGGTTCGAACAGATGTCGCAGATGCGCAGCAATGGCCGACTTATTGGGCGAGAGAAGCGTTTCGTTCATTGCTTCCTCCGCCAGAGCCAGGCCTTGGCTATCGCAATGGTTAAGAGGTCCGACGCCGCGCCTGCGGTTATCCCGCTTGGCACCTGCACGCGCCATTTACTGAGCGCCGCCAACAGCTTCTCAGAAGCGGGCTTCAGTCGCCAGCCCGCGTTCTCGGCCGCCAGGACGGTTGCCATTGCCCGCCGGATGTAATCTTCGCCTATGCCTTGCGCCATCTCTAGGTCCACAGGTCGGGGCTCAAGTATGGTCGGTGCTTCGAGGCGATCTTTTGGCGAGACCTCGACTATCCAGCCGTCACCTGAGCGGATGAGCATTACAGTACCGCGTCGTCCAGCAGAGGCGGCGTAAAACGCATTCTCAGAGGTTGTCCAGTGGAACTGCCGCCGCTCAGGCAGTGCCCGGTTGGCCGTGACCAGTGACGAGACAAGTGCGTCCTCGCGCTTTCTCTTCTTCTCCAGTGCTTCCGTGACTGTTTCGCCGTTGGCCTCGTCTGGGTCTAAACCGAATAAAACGGGTGCCTGGACGAGCTTGTGCTTGCGCGACGCGCCCGCGAGGTCGATTATCAGGCAGTCCTCTTTGCCGGGGAAGATGCGTGTGCCGCGACCTATCATCTGGAGGTAAAGCGTTTTAGATTGCGTGGGCCGGGCTATCAAGATGGCGTCCACGGACGGCTCGTCAAAGCCCTCGGTCAGGACGGCGCAGTTGGCCACTATCTGAGTCTCGCCGGTCTTGAAGCGCTGTAATATCGACCTGCGTTCTTCGATCGGGGTGTTCCCGCATAGCCATTCGGCGAATTCTCCACGGCTTTGCAGTTCCTCCGCTGTGCGCCGCGCTTGGTCCACGGTGACTGTGAAGATCAGTGCTTTTCGGCCTGCGCCATAATTTTGGTAGGCATTCGCGGTGGCCTCGGCTGCTCCAGCCCGGAGCATGGCATTGCCTAGCTCGCCTTGGTTATAGTCGCCGTTTACGGTGGGAATACTGTCGAGGTCGAAGTCCAGCGCGACCTGCTGCATACGCAGGTCCACCAGCCACCCGTCTTTGACGGCTTGCAGCAGTTGCATCTGGTAGACGATGGCTTCGAACGATTTATCCAGCCCGATACTGTCGCCGCGCTCGACGGTGGCGGTAAGGCCTAAAACAGGCGGCCCGTCCGGCTTAAAGCAGCCGAGCGCGTCCATCGTCCGCATATAGGTGTCGGCTGCCGCGTGATGCGCCTCGTCCACTACGACCTGGTCGAAACCGGATAGCGCCCTGAGGCGATTCGCTCGCGATACTGTTTGTATCGAGCCGAATACCATCTGCGCGTCTGTTTCATTGCGTTCCGCCTTTACAACGCCGGTGGAGGCCTCCGGCCAGACGGCGCGAATGGCGCGCAGCGGCTGCTCGATAAGCTCGTCGCGATGTGCGAGCCATAACGTCCGGCCGCCCCGGCGTTTAGCTATTGCGAGGCCGGTTACAGTTTTGCCGCAGCCCGTGGGCAGGTTTATTATCCCGCGCCTGAGGCCGCCATTTAACCTGGTCTCCCAGGCTTCAATGGCGGCCTCCTGATAAGGGCGTAAGGCAATGCCGGTTTCCATGTGGCGCTCAGAAGGGAACGGAGCCGCTCTTGGCGTCCGCTGGTTTCTCTTTTACCGATGGCGGCGCGGTCTTACGCGGCGCGGGTAGCGCGTCATTGGCGGGTTCGGGGTGCTTGTCGGTGTAGATTTCCTCAATGAAGTTCTTCTCGTTGCTGTAAGTCCGTCCGTTAACGACCTTGTCGTAAGTCGTTACGCCCAGGAGTGCGCGGAAGGTGCGCCCCTGCAGGTCGGACTCCTCGAACGAGAACTCGCCGTCGTATTGCAGCCCTACGGCGTGCAGGAAATGCACAGCCATGCCGTGGCCCGGGTTGGCCTTCTCGCCGTTGCCGCGCGGGACCCAGACCACGTTATGCCAGACGCGCTTGCCGAAGTGCTCGCCTTCGTCCGCTACCTCGCAGGTCAGCTTTGTAAGGGGCGTGCCGGGATTCTTGCCGCCCTGTGTTACCAGGCCGTCCGAGTGGTCGGCTATCTGCAGCGTATAGATACCGCGCGGCGCTGGCGCGAACTGTGCGCCGCCGCCCTGTCCGGTGATCTCCGCGCCTGCGTCGCCCTTATAATTTATGCGTGCCATGTTATTTGCCTCCTTTGGATTTTGCTGCGGGTTTCTTTTCAGGCTCTTTGGCGGGTTCGGCTACCGGCGGCTTCGACTCGGCAGCCGCCTGGATAGCGGCCCACTGGTTGGTTTTGGGGAGGGTGATGGTCTTATCTTCCAGTTCCGGGATGCGGCTCCCGTATGTGCCAAGCGGGCCGCCCTGGAAGCTCACGAAGTACTGCGTCGCGTTGCCGACCTGCTTTTTGTAGCAATGCCCGATGGCGTCGGCCTCGGCGGCGATGTATGAGCCCAGCTTACCGGGTACCTGAATCCCGGCCGGGACCACAACCTTGCCGTCCGCATCTATGCGGGGCTCTTTGCTATGGGCGACGAGTACGGCCAGCTTTCCGGAGGTCTTGAGATAGCCGATGAGCTTCTCGAATTTACCGCGTAACTCCTTCCAGACGGCGAAGCCGTTGACTCCCTCTTTGCGCTCGCTGATGCTTTCAAGTTCGTATTTCTCGGCCACCTCGGCCTCAAGCCAGTCGCTTATTACGTCGAGGCTATCTATCACCAATGCCTTGATGCTCGGTTCCTCCACGGCGGCTACGACCGCCTGGCGGAAGGTGGCGATGTCGGGAATCTCCTGGACCCAGCCGTCAATGCGGTCCGCGCCGCCCCGCTCAAGTTCGAGCAGGATGGAATTAGGGATGCTGGCCGATAATGATGTCTTCCCGGCTTTCGGAAGCCCGGCAAGAATCCAAAGGCCGTCGGTCGGCATGCCCGTTTTTAACTTACCCCGGGGTGGCGCAAGTTTGAACTTCGGCGGCGGCGCCTGGTTGCCTTGTGCTGCTGTTTCTGTGTTCATTGTGGTCTCCTATGCGTTTAATTTACCGACACTAAAATGGGAACGCCGTTTTCTTGGATTTGGGCGCGGTTGTCTTAGAGGCGCGGGCCGCCTCTTCTGCGCGTATAGTTTTCGTGCAAAAGTCGGGCTCTCCGATTAGCGGGACGGAATTAGAGAGCGCGACTGCAGCAACGTTTAGAAAGCCTTGTATGGCTGCGAGAAGGTCTGTGACAGGGCGGCCTTCTGAATCGTAGGGGGGCTTTTTACCGAAGCGGACTATTTCGGCCCAGGCGACCTTGATGCCATACTGCTCGGCCAGGGCTGCGGCATAGCCGCCGACCTGATAGGAATATTCATTGCCGTAGAAGCCGGAAGAAGTCTTAAGGTCCACTATTCCCAGGCCGCCGCGTGTGGCTGAGTAACCGACGGCGTCGATGCGTCCGCCAAAGTGGTGTTCCAGAGAGGCGACAGGAAGCTCAAGAGCGACGAGCTCTATGTCGCTCTGCATGCGCCAGCGTTTGAAGTCGAGTGCGGGCTCGGCCAACTCGGCCGGGATGTCGGCGGGCTCCTCTCCTTTAATTATCGCCTCACACAAGACGTGTACTCGTGTGCCCAGATCAGCAGCGTCCTTGGACTTACGGCGATGCGCCCCTGCCGCGTCCTTGGCTATCTGGTCGAGCATGGCCGGATCAAGTGCGGTGCGCCCAAGGCGGAGTAGTTCGGCTTTGAAGTAATTGGCCGACTCCCTGGCGCTCCAGCCTACAAGAGCCGGTTTATCAAGGACTTGTAGGATGCCGGTCACGGATTTGAACGGGCCGACAGTCTCTCCGGAGGGGAGTATGACGCTGTATTTATGGTTCGCGTCGCTTACGGTATATTTAGGTTCGGGTAGTTTCATTGGTTTTCCTTTGTGGGCAGGCGTTCAACTTTGAAAGCGTCCTCACCGAACTCGCGGGTGACTAGAGAGGTGAAGATCTGGGCGATATGCTGGCCGACGTCAGTGGTTTTATCGATAACACAGATTTTCTTTCCTTTATCGAAGATGAAGGACGCGTCCAGCCGCACTTTCGGCTTGCCGAATACGCTTTCGGCGTTAAACACTGCCCAGAACAGCGTTTCTTCAATCGCCTTAGGTGGGATGGCCTCTTTGAATTTGAATCGGTATACTGCGTTCATAAATACCCTCCATTACCAACAAACGGCATTTTTTCGGAAAATGACACACCCCGCCCGTTTTTAGAGATACTCATGCAGGCCGTTCTCATAAAACAACTTGCGCATTCGTTTGATTTCACGGCAGAGAGTGGTACGGCCAATTCCGAGGGATTCTGCAATTTCACTGACGTTAAAGCCGTCCATCAGCAACGCGCATATATTTCGTTGAGAGTCGCTTAATATGGCCAACTTTAGAGACAGTGCAAGTCGTAGCTCTTCTTCTTGTTGAATCGGTTTCCGCCCTCTGCGTGCCAATGCCAAGTCCTCATCCAAAATATCGGCATAGTTGAGAGAGTCATCGGCCTCGCCGGTGTCGGGAAGATTGTCATCAAGGGATTCAAGTCGGGTATTGATGCAGCGTTTGTCTCTTTTGAGATCGTCGATGATATCACGGATGTGGTTGTCCAGGATGCGGCTCGTGATAGTTCTCCAAGTTGCCTTTGTATCAGACAGTTTGGCCATCGCATCCCGCTTACAGTGGATTGCGAGCAGAAGCTCTTGTTCTAAGTCTGGGATGTCTTCAGTAGTAAACCCATATTTCCCAACAAGTCCTCGGGCCTTGCCACGTGCTAGATTAACCTCTGATTTAGCGAATGCTTCATAACCAACCGTATTGTTCTTTTTCAT